CTGCAGCAGTGATCGAGCGACCATATTGACTGATCCTAGTTTTGACCTCAGTGAGCTGTCTGCCCTCCGAGCGCTTAAGACGCTCCTCGAGCTCACTTGTGACGATATCAACAGGCACCTCTAAAGCTAGAGAGGTAAGCGCTGATCTGATCGCGCTCTGTGTGTCAGGTAGGATCACATCTTCAAATACCGATGTAACAGCCTGAGCTTGAATCTGCTCTAGCTGTGGCATTGAGTCAAAAGAGAAATCGGGCTCAATCACAGCAAACGCTCTCTCAACCGCGTCTCTGATTCGAGCCTGACTCTCAACATAATCATCAACGGCAAGCCCCATGCCCCCTCTCAATATGAAGTCTAGGAGCTGATCGTTGTTGAAACTCAGCAGTAGCTGTGGATCATTCGATACACTAGCCATCTGCAATAGCGTGATGAGCTCACGCCGAGAGGCAGAGAGAGCGCGCTCGAATGATCGCTCAGCGCTGATCTCTGCCTGTAGTTGGTCGCGTCTAGCTCTGATGAGTTTGGCTTGATCACCGCTCAAGCCCTTGGCCTGTTTGGTGAGGTCAGCTACAGCGCGCTTATCAGCATCCTCTGAGAGTGTGGTGTGCTCAGCGTAGCTCTCTAGTAGAGAGTTGAGGACGCCGAGCTCCTCTAGAGCTTGGAGCTGTAACAGGCTGTGATCATTCAGAGCTAGATTCATGGTGTGCGCCTATCAGGTCAAGCAGTCCGTGACGACGTGACCAAGCGTTGAGTCAATCGCCTTGAACTGGTTCACCTCCTCAGCGTAGACATAGCGGCGCGTCTTGTCGAGGCTGTCATACTGACCGGCAACCATTGAGCCGAATTGGAAGTTGAGCGCCGCAACAGGCATGCCCTTAACGTTGCCACTCTTCTGTACGATTGCATCAGAGCCACGAAGGATGCCCATGAAGATCGTCTCATTGTTCCAGATGTAGCTCTCTGAGCTAGTAGCACCAGGGACAGCGGTATCTTGGCGAGCTTGACCAACGAGAATGTTGGGGATGCCGAGGATCTCACGAAGCACCTGTAACACAGCCTCATCATTCAGGATGCGGTTTCCTGATGCGAGGTTGTTAGTGGTGGTGCCGAGGTAGCCACGAACTTCAGGGTTACGCGCGAGCTCACGGAACACCGAGCGACCGAAGATCAATGAGTCAGGGTTGATCCCATGTGCAGCCTCAAACACAGTGTCCTTGAGCTCGTGGAGGAACGTGAGTGGCTCAGCGCCTGCAGCGTCAAACTTGGTTGCAGGTGTTGAGGTGTTGAACGCGGTCGAGTCAAAGAGGATGTCAGCCGCGCGCTTCTCACGTGCGAGCTTCATGACGCGCGCTACCTTCTTAGCGATGCGTTGCTCCTCAGAACCTGGGTACTGAGAGTCAAAGATGTCCTCCATCGCGATGCTGTCTTGAGCTGCGTAGATCTTCGCCTTGAAGGTCTGGCTTGAGCGATCGAACCCGCCGATAGATGCGCGTGATGCACCAGGTGCGCGCTCAAGGTCGAGGCCGGCGCCCGCTCCCATGAAATTACGCGTCTCCTCGAGGAGCAGTGTTCCCGAGCGCTCAGGCACCGTGATGGTCTCCATGCACTGGTCCGCGATGAGTTGGTCGTCTGATGGTACGGCCTCGACAACAAGGCTGGTAAGGATCTGATCGACCGGATGAAGATTACTGTATGAGCTAGCCATGTCTAACTACTCCTTAAGCGTTGAGGCTGCTAGGGCCGTGGAAGTACACGAAGCACTGATCACCATCGGCGAAGCTGACCTGATTGATGTTGGGGATCAGACGCGCGATGGGGAAGAACGTGGTATCACCTGACTCACACGCCTGAAGCTTGCCCGCTGTTGTAGCGCTGAGAATAGGCTTAGCTGGGACGATGTCAGCGTCTCCCACGATGGCGCGAGTGATGCCGTGGACAACGACCTCAACACTCTCTCCATCAGCGCAAGCGCGCTGAGCGATGCCAACAACCTTGTTGTCAGTTGCGGCTGTGGTGACTGAGACCTTGCCTGCTGCAGTGAGTGAGACCACTGCATACTCAGTGATAGCACCATCAGCGATGAATGAAATCTTGTTGTCTGTGTTAGCCATGATCAGCCTCCAAACGCTTGATTGTAGTAATCGGGGTTCTGAGCGCGGAACTGTGCCAGCGCCTCAGAGTATGTGATTGATTTCTCAGAGGCGAGTTTGCGAACCTCACCATCCAATGATTGACGAGTGATCTCTCGACCTGACGCGCCGTGACCAACCTCTGCAAGAGGGATGGCGCTTGAAGGCTGACGCTCAGAGAACATCTGCCAGAACTCAGGCTGTAGCTCACGCATAGCCCAAGCCTTACCGGCTACACTCTCCTCAGCGGGTGTGATTCGACCATCACGGAGGAGGGTGCTGACCGCCTCGCGCTTCTCGATCTCAAGCTTCTCAGCTTCGATTCTCTCAAGTCGCTCAGTGAGAGCGTTGTTGCTCTCGCGTAGCGCGTTAATCTCATTGAGTAATGTGGGCTCTACTGCTGTCTCACTCATCTTGTAATTCTTCTCTCTCTTCTCGTCGTGGTCCTTAGACTCTGCGAGCTTCTCGTCTTCATCGTCCTTAGACTCTGCGAGCTTCTCGTCTTCATCGTCCTTAGACTTAGACTCCATCATGGATGACTCAGAATCCTGCTTCATCTCTTTGATTTGGTTTTCGAGCTCCTTGACCATCTCGTCTTTAGCGACGAGCATGGCGCGAAGGTCCTCAACTGTCATGCTCTCGATGTTGTCCATCGTGGCCCTCTCGTTTAGGATGACGCGGTCAATCTTCGCGTGAGACTGAGCCGGTCTTGGGGTTAATGTGATTGCTAGTAGTTGTGCATCTCCCACCTTGTCACCGCCAGCGCGGTCAAAGACCTCACCGGCTAGAAACTCAGGGGAGCTCCACAAGACACCACCGGCCTCGTTGACCACATTGAGACCACGCTCGTTATAGGCAGGGTAAGCGTAAAGCCCATCCTCTCTGAGCTCGAGGTCAACGATTAATCCTAGAGCGTTCCCGCTCTCAGGTGGGGCAGGTGGACCGCTCTGATATGGAGAGGTCGCATGTTGCCAGTCGATGATGACAGGGTCCTCCTGACGTCTCTCTTTGAAGACGCGGATCATCTCTGACAGCATTGACTCACTGATCTCCTTGCCTACGTTCTCGCCATTCATGCGCGAGCTCACTTGACCAAGGCTCAGTGTCTTGAAGGGTCTACCGAGGGTGAGACCATCGGGAATATCATAACTGACGTTGAGCGCCTCAGAGTATGCCCTGAGCGCTTGCGCCTTCTTGTCTGCAGCGTCCATCTGTCTCGTCACTTTCCGGGCCCAAGCGAAGCCGGCGTCACCGCCCCAACCATGCCAAGCCTGCCAACCCTTCCCTTGGTCATCCCACGTAGAGCCCGCCTTATCCCCCTCATGTCGAGTGAAGTAGGCGAGCATCCTCTTGACCGTTTCAGGGCTGAGCTCTTTACCGTTGGCGAGGTCACGAGCGCGAGCAATGCCAACCTCAGTCATACCGCGCTGTGATGGCGGTTTGTTAGCCCTGACCTCTAGAGCGCGCTTGCCTGCATCCTGAGCCCCTTGAGGGGGTGTAAAGTCAATGTGTGAGTAGCGGTCCGGCGCTAGAGTCTCAGTCTTAGCCTCTGACTCAGTGCGCTGAGGGTGACCCTTGGGCAGTAGGTCTAGATCAGTGTTGTATGCCTTCTTGCGCTGACCTGTCCCGACGAGCTTCAAGAACGTATTGACGCGAGCAAGCGCCCACTGATTGCGAGTCATGCCCGGTCGATGGCTCACACTGAATGCACCAGCGCCACGCCTGAACACAGCCTTGAGGGTGCCGAGGTCAACCCGCCTACTCGCCTTGGTATACTTGGCGTTGTGCTTGTCACGCATCGTCTCAAGCGCCTTAAGCGCGTTTGCTCCAATCTCGATCCCACCACGTGAGCCACTAGCAGAGCCCTTGGGGTTACGCTTGGAGCCTGTCTTACGCTCTGACGGCTTGGCAGGTGTCTGCGCTTGGGTACGCTTCTTAATACGCTTAACCATTCTTGCGCCTCCTGATGAGCTGCTCAGCTAGAGCTGACACACCACCACCACCACCGCCGGATGTGGCCACCCTTGTCAGCGGTGAGCGCTGTGCATCTTCGGGCAGGTCACCCGCGCCAAGCTTAGCTCTGATGATGCGCTCAAGCTCATCGTCAGGAGTGATGAGCCCTGCTTGAACTAGACCTGGCAACATCGCGAGTGACTCAGCTAGATCATCAGTGTCTAGACCTGTGTGTGTGAGCTTGGGGAGCTTGGATGGGTCAACCGCTCCATAGTTCCACCTGATCAGCCTGCCTATGGTCCCGCCTCCTCTGCGGTCAACACCGCTCACCTGAGACGCCACGAGATCACAGAGGTTGATAGCAGCTCGACG